AGAAGCAATCAAGATCACTGATCGAGAATGGGAAGCGATCCAAGCTGGAGCTATTAGCAATAATAAACTTCAGCAGATTATCACTCACACGGACATTGATGCTCTTCGCCAGCGGGCAACACCCCGTGCATCCACAACTCTCAGCCAAGCCAAGATCAACAAAATAAACACCATGAAGGCTTCCGGATATACAAATTCCGAAATCGCTGAAGCTATTGGCGTTTCTACATCCACTGTATCCAAGTATGGCGCATAGGGAGGTGAACCGCTTGAATAACATTCGTTATGCAATTACAACAAACGACAATCCTTACGATCCATTTGAGCAGTTCCCTAAGTGGTATATGTTCGATGAAGAAAGGGGTTATCATACAACCGCTTATCTTGGCCGAATCGCAAGAACTTCCGATCAATTCACGGATGAAGAGAACAATCGTGAAGTCGAAAGAGCAATTGATGAGATCATCAAATATGATTTCATGAATATCTACAAAAAAGTCAAGCGATCGGCATAACAGCAGTATCAAGAAACAAAAAGGGGTAGGGGGAGGTCCGCCAAAGACACACCCCCTACCTCATCGCGGCGGTCTTTGAAAATTCTCCGGGGGTATATTTTGGAAAACAAATTGCTCCCGGAGATTTCACACGCGGCACTTGGGACACTTAAAAGGGCTTATGGAGTATTCCCACCACCTCATCATCCTTTCTGCGAAATATGTGCCTCCTAAACATATTTTGTTTTTCTGTTCTCCTTTCAGTTCAGTTTGAGATAATCCCCTCCGTAAGCCCCTTTAAGTGCCTCAAGACTATGCCAAAACTAAGTCACATATTTTAGAAACTCTGTAGAAAGGGGCTGAAACAATGCCACGAAAGAAGCAAGTGGATGCCCCATCTAATGCTTCTCGGGGCAGACCTGCGTTAACTCCCGAGGCGCAGGAGAATCACATGATCTCTCTTGCTGTAAATCTTGCTGAGCAGCAGCTTCGAGATGGCACCGCATCTGCTCAGGTGATCACCCATTACCTAAAGCTCGGTTCGACAAAAGAAAAACTCGAAAAAGAAATTCTGGAGAAGCAGAAAGATCTCATCTCTGCTAAAACAGAGAGTCTTCATGCCGCAAAGAGAATTGAAGAGTTGTTCGAGAACGCACGGGAAGCTCTCATGCGATACACGGGAGGGGGAAGCGACGAGGATGAGTAAATGCTACTCAGAATTGATAACCCTTCCAACATTTATTGAGCGGTACCGATATTTGAAGCTTAACGGCATTGTTGGAGAGGACACCTTCGGGTTTAAGCGTTGGCTTAACCAAGTCCTATACACATCTTCCGACTGGAAGAGTTTCCGGAGAGAGATTGCTCGACGCGATAATGGATGTGACTTGGCGGTTCGGGGATTTGAGGTCTATGGACCAGTCATCATTCATCACATCGTTCCGATTACATATGAAGATGTCCTCAATCGAAACAAGTGCTTGTTTGACCCCGAGAATGTAATACTCACGCAGCTTGGAACCCACAACGCTATACACTACGGCGATGAAAGTCTATTGAATATCGCTCCTGTTGAGCGAGCACCAAACGACACTTGTCCGTGGAAGGGAAGGAGACGAATATATGAATGATAGTATTCTCGACTCCGTAAAGCATATGCTCGGATCTTGCGATGACTACTTTGACAGCGACCTAATCACGTTTATCAATGGCGTCTTTAGCACCTTGATGCAGCTCGGCGTCGGACCAAAAACCGGATTTGCCATCTCCGGGCCAAACGAGACTTGGTCTTCATACACCAAAAACAAGCCGGAGCTTGACATCGTAAAGACCTTCGTCTACACAAAGGTGCGTCTACGCTTTGATCCTCCGCAGAGTTCTTCTGTGATTCAGCTTATGCAGCAGGATGCGAGCGAACTCGAATGGCGACTGAACGTTGCCGCGGATTCTTAAGACAGGAGGATTCAAAATGGAAAACAACAGCCTTTCCCACTATGGGGTTCGCGGTATGCGATGGGGAGTCCGAAGATACCAGAATTCCGATGGTACATATACATCCATTGGTAAGAAACGTAAACGTCAGGAAACAGCTCACGAGGACTACATCAATGCTCACAGCAAAAAGAGCGTTAAGTCTATGAGCAATGCCGAGTTGAAGGCTCGGAATAATCGGCTTCAGATGGAGCAGCAATATGCAAACCTGACGAGAAAAACGAGCAATGGCAAGAAAGCAGTTCAGATGTTCATCAAGGGTGCAGGACTTCTTTCCGGATCGGTCGCAGCATATGGCACCTATAAGAAATACGGGAACAAAGCGATCGAGGCTCTTGGCGATTATGTGCTGCGCGATTTTCAGGAAGGTTTGAAGAAGGGCTGGTAAAGAAGAAGAGGTGACCCGTCGGCCACCTCTTATCGTTATTGTTTTTTACCAATAAATCGGACTCCTAAAAGAGCGCCGCCAACCGCTATTGCGCCGCCTGCGACGCCCGCAAGTACGTGCATGATGTGCTTTAAGAAATCCTCGTTGCTTTGCTGAAGCTCCGCCATTTTATCAGCAATTTCAATCATCTTCTCGATGATGTAGTGCTCATCACGTTCGGACAGTTTCGGGCGTTCAAGTCGCTTCGAAAGGCTATCCAATATTTTTTGGTAACCGACGATAGTCCGCTCTTGTGACTCTTTTTGGCTTTTGAGAAGCTCAAAGCTTGCATCCTTTAGCTGCCCGACAATGTCGTTTGCATAGTTCCGGAATTCAGGAAACTGCTCTATACATTTGATTGCCGTTTCCTTATCCATTTCCGGAAGAGCCGACACAAACGCAATCAGCTTGTCTTTAGACACATTCCGAAAGCTCTCAGCACCTATTCTTTCCAGTACCTCATCCGGGGAAAGAAGAGTCTTTTCCATAGAATGCACCTCCATCTACATATATATGCATTCTATCACAAACAATCGCTACTATCAACCATTAAAACATGCGAGGAGGGGATAACTCTTGTGGACATATAATGATTCTCTTAGTTTGGAGCATCACGGAATCAAGGGGCAGCGCTGGGGTGTTCGGAGATTTCAAAATGCGGATGGCTCCTTGACTTCTGCCGGAAAGAGCCGATACGATCAAAAAGTAAAAAGAGGCTCTTTACATAACGTGATTGGGTTGGCACTTGAGAACCAAGGTATGAAAAAAGCCGCTGATCGCCACTACAAGAAAGGCGAATATCAGGAGGCAAAGTGGTCTGCTAAAGCTAATATGGATCGCCGAATCAAGGAAGTTTACAACTCATACATTAAAGATTTATCAAAATTGGATAAATCCGGAAGAGGCAATGATGTAGCGGCTATTGTATCACGATCCGAATTATACGATGCCCAGGTCGCCTCGGTTAAGAGCCAGTATAAAGCTCAAATCCTGCAATCCAAAAAAATCTTTCGAGACCTTGGAAGAAGCTAAGGCAGCAGTCTTCTTTGGAACAAAGTAAAAAAATATGTAGGAGTTAAATGGCACTCTCAAATACTGCCGTCCCGAGATACTACGGCATGTTTCGAGATGCCGTGATCCGGGGCGAAGTCCCAATCTGCAAAGAGATCGAAATGGAGATGCACCGCATCGACGATCTTATTGCAAATCCGGGAATTTACTACGACGATGAAGTTGTAGAGGGCTGGATCGCTTTCTGTGAGAACGAGATGACCTTGACCGATGGTTCTGACTTGCATCTTCTCGACACTTTTAAGTTGTGGGGGGAGCAGGTCTTTGGCTGGTATTACTTCGTGGAAAGAAGCGTCTACGTCCCAAAGGAAGACGGCCATGGCGGCCATTATGTCAATAAAAGAATCAAGAAAAGACTCATAAACAAGCAGTACCTTATCGTCGGACGAGGTGCTGCTAAATCTTTGTATGGGTCCTGCATCCAATCTTACTTCCTGAATGCAGATATGTCCACCACTTTGCAAATCGCCACTGGACCCACCATGCGTCAGGCAGATGAGACATTATCTCCGATACGGACTGCTATAATCCGCTCCAAGGGGCCACTCTTCAAATTCTTGACGGCCGGCTCTTTGCAGAATACCACCGGTTCCAAGGCGAACCGCACAAAGCTCGCTTCCACGAAAAAGGGCATTGAAAATATGCTCACGGGTTCTTTGCTTGAGATTCGCCCAATGGTGATCGATAAGCTTCAGGGCTTACGTGTGAAGTGCGCCACTGTGGATGAATGGCTGTCCGGCGACATTCGAGAAGACCCGATTGGTGCCATTGAGCAATCTGCTTCCAAGGAGCAGGGAGGAGCCTACACCAACGACTATCTCATCATCGCAACAAGCTCCGAAGGAACTGTTCGTAATGGCATCGGTGACACAATCAAAATGGAGTTGTCAGACATCCTCAAGGGGGAGTACAACAACCCTCATGTATCCATTTGGTGGTACAAGCTGGACTCCGTTGACGAAGTGGCCGACCCCGATATGTGGGTGAAAGCAAATCCGAACCTCGATAAGACCGTCACATATGAAACGTATCAGCTCGATGTCGAACGTGCAGAGAAGGCGCCGTCGACAAGGAATGACATTCTTGCAAAGCGCTTCGGAATCCCGATGGAGGGATACACTTACTACTTCACCTATGAGGAAACCCTTCCGCATAGGACGCGCAAGTTCTGGAACATGCCTTGCAGTATGGGCGTTGACCTTTCTCGTGGTGACGATTTCTGTTCGTTTACATTTCTGTTTCCTCTTGCTAATGGCAGTTTCGGTGTCAAGACAAGAAACTACATCACATCCTACACGCTGGCAAAGCTCCCAGCCGCTATGCGTGCTAAGTACGACGAATTTATGGCAGAGGGTACACTTGTCATCATGGAGGGGACAGTCCTTGATGTGATGCAGGTTTATGACGATCTGGATGCTCACATTATTGAGTGCGGGTACGACGTTCGTAGTATGGGCTATGACCCGTATTACGCCGATAAGTTCGTTGAGCGATGGCAATCGGAAAACGGGCCGTTTGGAATCGAAAAAGTCATTCAGGGCGCTAAGACGGAATCTGTCCCTCTTGGCGAATTAAAGCTTCTCTCTGAGCAGCGTATGCTTCTCTTTGATGAATCCCTAATGACTTTCACGATGGGTAACTGCATTACCCTTGAAGACACAAACGGAAACAGAAAGTTATATAAGCGTCGGCATGAGCAAAAGATCGATGCCGTTGCAGCAATGATGGACGCGTACATCGCATACAAAAATAATGTGGACGCTTTTGAGTAAGGGGATGATTTGAATTTGGGCATATAATTATTCTGCGAGTTTAGAGCATCACGGAATTCTCGGAATGAAGTGGGGCGTCCGTAGATTTCAAAATGCAGACGGTTCCTTGACTTCTGCTGGGAGAAAGCGGTATGGAGCGGAAACAAAACCGCAAGAACAGAATGGCAAAGAAAAAACAGAGGTCACTCATTCTCAATCTGCTACGCTTCGTCAGGTTAAAAACGAAGAAAAAGCAAAAGAATACCAAAGGAAAGCGGAGCAGGCAAGAATTGACTCGGAAAGCCTGCGACGGGACGGCGCAAAAAGTAAGGCGTTTAGACAAAAATATGGTTCTGCTGCTGATCTTTCAGATGCGACCTTTGTGCTATTATACGGTAAATCCAAAAAATCTGCCGTTAATGAAATGGCTGCTTCCGCCAAAAAGAAGAGCGAGATTTATCAAAAGGCAGCAAAGGACAAAGCCGCTGGCAAACTAACCGATACACAAAAATGATCATTGGTGCGGCAAGTGTGGCAGCGGTTCTTGCGGCAGCCTACGGCGGTAAAAAGTACCTGGATTCGATTGGTGATTCGAGAGAATTTCGCCGATTGGCAAAGATTAAAGGCGGAGATAAAATCTCTTTCGATGATTTTTGGAAGAAATACGAGGGAAGCGAAACGCGTTTATTTGACGCCATAAGTGATGATGCTTATTCTCAGCTATCTACTGTGGATGTTAAGTTAACATCGGGGCAAACATTCCACCGTATTTCCGGAGATGCTGAAAAAAGTCTAACCCGAACGGTTAAAAATATCTTTGGTCAAAGTGCTTCCTACACTAAAGATCGACTGTATTTGGCTTTTACGGAAGAAGATGTTAATCGGTATAAAGCAGTTCTTCCCAAAAAATTTTTCCCGTTATGGGGGCAAAGCAAAAGCACGGCATATGATGTTGTGTATAAGGCTTTGACAGATATTTCTTCCCCGTCGGCAAAGAAGCGTGTTGACATTTATTCGGATTTACTGGGATCTGATCAGTCGGCATTCGCACTTGCGTTGCAACTTGTAAATTCAGAGAGAGCTTCCGCAGGGAAGAAGGCAGTCCCCGGTTCTATAACCCCAGACACATTGGCCAAAGAATCCTATTCGGTATTGGCACTTTCTCTTGCTGATCCAAGCAATCAGCTTGTTAAAAAGTATATTGCCGCTGTCAAAAATTTGGGGTATAATGCAATCATTGACGATAACGATGCCGGAAGACTATCGGATTCGCCAATCATTATCCTTGATCCTGTAAAGAATGTTATTCGTGATGGGGCTACTACTTTGTCATCTTCCGACATTGAGGATGCTGCTAAAAGCTTAACCGAGTTGCTGAACAGAAAGTGAGATGCCATGAACGATAAAATCGTAAGATATGTTGAAACCATTCCGACAATTCCTGTTGCAATTAGTCCAGAAGCGGTTTTCCCTAAGCGGAAGTTATCAGAATTAAGCGATTCTGAAATTGCTCAACTGCGGGAAAGCAATGAGTGTGCTCGTAATGGCAATGGCATATTTTATTCGCGGATTGTTGTTGAAGACCGGTCAGGCAATCGTATTAGAACGGAAGAATTGTAATCCGCATCATTTACATCTCCTTTTATGAAAGGAGAGATGTTGTGTGAAAAGCGCATGCACTTTTGTTAGGCGAGTTTTGCAGGAAATAAAAAAGCAAATCGCTACACAGAAAATAAAGCGAACAATCACGGCATTACAACTAAATA